AGAATTTACTGCTGTTAAAATATTATTAAGTTCGGTTCTAAAAGAAGCAAACCCCTGATTGTCCAAAACGTAATCTGATACTTGTGCCATAGATTCCTTTATATTTTATAATGGTTACGATTTCAAGCCATATCCTTGTGCCTGATAATCAAATGTTCTACTTATTCCTACATTACTACTATTAAAGAACTGAATTGTAAATCCATTTTTTGTCTTATTTGTAATTGTAAAAAAATCTCCAACTGTCATACTTTGACCAGCTATTGATAAACTAGGAGTAGCAAAGAAAGAATTATTAAATGTTATATTACTTCCACTAGCTGATGAAACTATATCTTCTCCTGTATCTACTCTTTTTTCAAAATTAACTGTAAATTTTAAATCATGTACTTTTGATCTAACTTTACTGTTATCGCAAGTTAGCTTTGCTCTAAATTTAAAATATCTACCTTTTAATGTAGTTTGTTGTGCTATCTTTCTATAATTAGAAATTGAGCCTAATCCTGTATCAGAAAATCCTACTTGTATTTCTGCACCACATTGTACTTCAGGGCTACCATCAAATGGGGCTTTGGCATCTTCAAATTTCGTAGCACCTCTACCATCATCAAATAAATCGTATTCATCTTCTGAACTCATTCCTAGTTTAGCACCAAGTGTTACATCATAGATTGCATCTAAAGTTAAAGTATTATCAAATGTATAAAAACCAGATGGTTGAATGTTTCCATTAAAGTTTGTTGGATTAGAAGTAGAATCAGTTCCACCTAAATCAAACACACCCTCTGCTGATTCAATGTTTCCTACACCATCATCAAAGTTTGTTATTGTATCTAAAATTAAAACTTTTCTACTTTGGTTATCAACTGATAAAGCAACATTACTATCTCTCGTTCCATTAAAATTTGCCATAATTACTCACTAAATGTTTGGGTTTGCACAAAATTATTTAATCCTGATATTACAGTAGTTACAATAGTTTCACTAGCACTTGAATTTCCTAACTTATCTACTGCTTTTATCAAAAAAGTTCCTGTTTGTGCATTAACAGTAACTGTATTAGATTTTCTTCTTACTACTTTTGTTAAAGGTGTACTTTCATTCCATACTGCACCTACAAGAACATCTTGGTATCTAATTTCGTACCAAGAAATATCTAAATCTGCGACAGGCGTCCAAGATAGTTCCATTTGATTTGAACCTACTAAACTAACAGATAAATCTTCAACATTAGCTGGAGTTTCTGTTGCACCAATTATCTTTCTTGATGCAGAAGCAAATGTACTTGAAACCCCTAGAGAGTTAATTGCTTTAACTCTCACATCATAAGTAGCGTCATCAATAACATTTAACAACTCATGTCTTAACTGTGTACCATTAGAAATAATTTTAAAATTAGATTCTGTACTTTGTTTTGCTTCAACTTGATAGTATTGAACAAATTTATCAAGACTAGCACCTATGTTTATATTTAATCTTGTAATTACAATACCATCAGCATATTCAATCATTTCATCTGAAAGTGTAACTGAAGCTGGTGGCTGTATGCTATTAGGATTAGGTAAGTTTGTTGTTGGAATAGCAGTTGCTTGTGTCTTTGTTGCCCACGTGTAGTGTGAATTTTGATGCTCTACTAAATCTAAACCTAAAGTAAAATCAGGGTTAAATTTTATTGCTAGTACTCTAAATGGTTTAGCAGAAAAACCAATACTAGAATGTGTAATATTAACAATATCTCCTATTGCTAAATCATATGCACTAAAAGATACATTAATTGAAAGTCTTAATGAATCTCTTGTTCTTCTTAAAATAACTTCAGCCATTTCTTCTGCTTGATAAGTATTAGTAATAACTTTACCAAATTCAAATCTACCCTCTAACAAAAACCCACCATCATCTGTTTTCATTGTTGCGTGTTTATCTGCTGTTGGTAATCCACTATCATCTATTGGTGGAAACTGCACTTCATCTACTTGATAGTTACGATCTGGATTTACATAACTAACGATAACTCTATTATATGTTTCATTTTTTGCTGGAGTTTGCAAACTATAACCACCAATAATATCATCTTCAGTTATAGTTATTGATGCACTTCCTATTGTTTCAATAATTAAACTATATTTTCCAGCAGTATAAGGCAAATAACCCCTACAACCTTTTAATAGTTCTCTAACATTTTCTAATAATTTTTTTGATGTATCTATAACTGCATTTGTATCAAAGATGTTTATATCACTGCTACCATTATATGGAGTTACTTGTGTTTCACAAACTTGTGAAGCTGTATAAAAACTTTGTAAATTTATTTCATTAGTAGTTAAACCTTTTCCATATCTACTATTTGTTAAATAGTCTAATAAACACCAAGCTGGATTAGTTGAGAAAGCTGGAGTTTGTGCAACTAGACTAGAATTGTAAGCTACAACTTTTTTACCTTTAATTTTAGCCTGAATCTTTGGTATTCCTGAATATACATCTTGATTCCATTTAAACCTGAAAGCTAAATAACATAATCCTGATAATTTATGATTACTACCCCAATTAGATAAAGTAGATAACAAACTTGATGCACTCTGGCCATCTGTACCAAAATGTGGCTCAACAATAATAGTACTTTCAGCAGACCCATTTTCTTCATTTGGATCAGCTTTATAAAAAGTTGAATCTGAACTTGCTACATTCCTTTGAACATTATCTGATAAAGCACCATCAAAAGTTACTACTTCTTCATTTACTCTTATTTCTTCTATTGAATTTATTTCTCCTTCACAAAGAACTATCGCAACATAAAGATAAGTATTATCAGTTCCTGAAGTTTCTACAAAAACTCTTGTGCCACCAACAAGTCTTTCTCCATATATTACAGGAATATTAGCGTCATTAGATTGTTTGTTTAAAAGAACTCCTGTTTCAAAATCATCTGCTTCATTAACACCAAAGTCAGGTAGGTCTGGTACTTTAGGTCTAAACAACCAAGCTATTGCAATAGTAGCAACTAAAGCTACAATAGGATTAGTAAAAAAACTTATAACTGCACTAATAGGATTCCAACCTTTGTTGTGTGTTAAATAACCATTTGCAAAGAAAGTATTATCTTTATCTAATTCAAATATGTAAGTTTGTGTATCTTTAATTTTTTCAGTTATAGATAATAATTTAGACTTTATAATTTTACCATCTTGTAAATATAAGCCAACTGTACCTACTTTTAATTGTTCTACATTTTCAAAGTCGTATCTGTCTTTAGTTAATTTTGGATTGTAAGATGACCATGTTTCTTTTTCAGCATCATAAAAAGGGTGATCAAATGTGTTAGTAGTTATTCCATGTTCCCATTTTAATTCAACCATATCATTATGAATAGGCCTCATTAACTTAACTACTTTAGCTTCAGATAATTCTTTATTCCAAGATAATACTTTATCGCCTACTTGTATATCTTCTATGTTTTTTGAAGTTCCATCAGGTAGTTTAACTTTTGTTCCAGCAATAAAACAAAATATAAATGATTTAATTCCTGTTTTATTAATAGGTTTTCCATAACCACCTAATTGTTTTAATATTTTTTCTTCATCTTTGTTAATGTATGCAATAAACTCTCCTGTTGGTGCATATCTATTAAGTATTTTTTTTGAAAATTTAATTAAAAAATTATCTAACCATTTAAACATTATTCTCTACCCCACTTAATATCTAAAACAGTCTGTGAACTAAAATCCATACCTACATCTGTACTAAAGAATCTTTGTTGTGCAGTATTATTTGTTTTTCGACCATTCTTTTTTTCAAAGTCAGCCCAATGAGAAACAACTGATAAAGTAACAGTGCTTGAATTTTCTTTTTCGTTAATGTTAAAATTTTCTATATTCCCTTTATATAATAAAAAAGGATCAGGAATAATAGCATTATTAGAATCTAATAGACCTCTATGAATAGTAACTGATCTATTTGCTATATTTTCATTTAGAACAGTAGAAATAAAAGTTTGATTTGCACCTGATAAAGAAACTGAAACGCTTGATTTAGTAACGTCTATTTCTTCACTGAAATCTGAAATACCAATAATAAAACTAGATGGAGAATAAGTAACTGAAGAACCTGATATTGAAGAAGTTAAACTATAAGTAGAATCTGTGAAATTAACAGGCGTAGCAAAATTAATAGTTAATAAATGAAATGGTTTAATATCATTTGTTGCTAGTGCGTTCTTTATCGCTGTTGTTAAGGCTCTCGTCATATTTCTCGTAAGTTGTTCTTATTAGCTTTTCGCTTTGTTCTACCATAATAAAGCTAAAAGTTCCATCTGGAATAGTATTTTGTTTTAAATTATTTTTTTCAGAATCTATTTCAGATTCATCTACTATTTTTTCTGCAACAAAATCGGCAGTTACATGATGCCTTACTAAATATTTTGTCATCTATAATGTTTCTTCTACATCAAATTCATATTGATATAATAACGCCCCATCATTAGCTGTGCCTACTACTCCAAATTCTTGAATATCATTTGTTAAATAAACTGTAAAAGGTACATTGTCATAAGTGACAGCAGAATCATTTGTTAATGCTGTTATAAGAGGTGGCTCTATTGTGATCGTTGCTTCGTTTGAACCATCAGCAGTTGAATCAGCAACCACCATATAAACTTTAGTATGAGAAGCAAAAGAAACAAAATCTCCAGCTTTTAAAGTTCCTGTCATACCATCAACATCTATTGTTGTATCTCCGACTGCGTGAACACCATTTACAAGAACAGTACCACTTACATTACCTCTAGCGTCTTCTACTTCAGGTGGGATTATTGTGAAGTTTTCTTTACCTGATCTTTGTTTCATTATAAATGCCATTAACTCTCCATAAACATCTGATCTACTTCCTGTAACTATACGAACTGTGAACGCAAATCTTTGGTTATCTATTTGTCTTGCAAGTTTCTTACCTGATACAGATTTAGATATAATAGTATTTTGAATAGACTTTATTCCTAAAGTATCAAATTTAGAAGTAGATATTGGAAAAGCACCAGCCATTATATTAAACTCTCCCTACCTCTTTCATTAACTGCATTGTTGATTAATTGAGTTATAGCACCTCTTGATCTGACTAATAATTCTTCAAATCCTGAAGCATCAACTGTATTAATATTAAAATTAACTGTTGCACCTTGCGATGACGTGCCTCTAGCATTTTGTTGTATTTGTCCTGTTGAATTAGGAACGAATAATTCTGCACCTCTCTCTCCAATAATCGTTGGCTGTCCTTTTCTAACAGACCCACCACTTGAAAACATTTTTAAAGGATTGCTATTTGCATTTGGACTTCCACCACCACCACCAAGAGCATTTAAAATCATTTGTAAAGCAATCTGTCTTTTAAGATTAGTATTTTGTTTTCTGATTAAATTATCTTTTTCTACTTCTTGGTCTTTATTATCTTTACCAAGAATTTTTTGTATTCCTAATAAAACTATGTATTCTATTTGTTGTGCTATTATATTAACTAATACTTGTTGTGCTATTTGTTTCATTGTTTTTGCAAAGTCTTTCCCCATTACAAGAGTTTCTGCCATTGCTCTAGACATTTTTTGTACGGATTGCACAACTCCATCTGCGATAATTTTATGAATACTTGCAAATTTTTCTTTCAATTCTTCAACTCTTTTATTAACATTTCCTCTTAATTCTTCTCCTATTTTTTGAAATATATTTTTTTGTTTTATAACTTCTTCTGTCGCTTCTTCTAATTTACCTTTGTTAATATCAATTTCAGGAACTTTAATAGGTATGTTCAATAAATCTCTTAACTTAACATATAAATCAAAAGAGATACTTATGGCTCTATTTAATTTTTCTAACAGCTTTGTTATACCACGAACTACAAATGCTAACGCTTCTCCTAAAGCTATGATTACAGGGTCTAACGCTTTTAAAGTTTCTGCAAGTGTATTGTTCATGTCTGTTAAAGCACCACTAAAACCAGCTTGGCCTATGTCATCTAAAGCACCTCTAAAAGCAATTCCTAAATTTGAAGATGAAGTTGATAAGTTATCTAATTTTTGTTGTGTAGCACCAGCAAATGCTTTATCGAAACCTACTTCTAATGCAGTTAATATTTTTCTAGCACCCTCTGTTGATTGACCAAATTTAGCAATTTCTAATCTAGTAATTCCTAATTGTTCTTCTAATATTTTAAATACAGGAACACCTCTATCAGCAATTTGGTTAAGTTCTTCTAAACCTAGACCACCTTGAACACCTCTAGAGAAAACTCTAGTCATAGAATCTAAAGTACCTATTTGATCAGTTGTAACTGCGGCTGTATCAGTGAACACTCTTAAAAGTTTTTCAGTAGGGTCAATACCTGACGCTTTCAATGTTATAAATGAAGTTGTTAATTGTTCTACGCTGAATTGAGATTTCAAAGCAAAATTTGTTATAAAGTCAAATGCTTTAGCACCCTCTTTAACACCACCTGTAACTGAAGAAAGTGAATCTCTTAAATCTTCAAAGTTTGAACCAACATTTGCTATTCCTCTTAAAGCAACAGCACCACCTAAACCTATAAACGCACCTTTTAAACTGAATACAGCATTTTTAATTGAAGCAAGTCCACCTTTAACAGATCGTAATGCACCTTTTGTTTTATCTTGTGCTAATATGTTAATTTTTAAATTTGCCATTATCTATGTTTGCTCTTTGTTATTTCTGCCTGTGTTTCCTCTTGTTCTAAAAGCATAAATCCTAACCAATGATTATACTCCCAAACTTCCATTTTGAGAAGTTCAGATAAAGTTATTTTTAGCCTATCTGCAACGATAAGTAAATTTTTTAATTCTAT